CAGAGACTTTTTCTTTTTGGTTCTGTGCTACATCACCAATCCTAGGTTGGTTAGGTGCAGGACATTCTACTTCTGTACTGACATTACTTGTGTCAGGAACCTCTGGAGCACCTGGTGGATCTGGTGGAGGTACAACATCAGGTGGTGGAAGTTCTTGTATTATAGTTAACTGCTCTGGTTCATAGTTCATCGCATCATATGATGGAACCTCACCATCACACAAGGTCATAACCTTAGAGGAATCATCCTCTGGTAGATTCTGTGCGTTCCTATCATCTGGATGTGCTTCAACACAACCAGGAATATTTACTATAGGTCTTCCAATATATTCTGTAGTGCGTGGATGACCTGGTGCTAGAGGTGTTGGTAGATCATAATTAAAAACGTTAACATTAGGAATGTTTATGTTCCTAACATTAACGTCATTAATAGTTTGGGTTGGTATAGTCATTGCCAATACTCATCAAGTACATCAAGTACTCTATTTAGATAATCATTTGCTCCTTGGCAGTACCCTTGACCCTTCTCTCCAATCTCACATTTATAATGTATTTCTCTTTTGAGTTGCATAAGTTTGTTGGTCATAGCAACCTTGTCTAGTCGTCCATTCATACATCACCATGGCATTTTATTAATCATATCCACTTCTGCTTGTATCATATCAACAGCAACCTTATCCTTCACCTCAATCAATTTAGCAGTTTCAAGATCATCACTCTCATCTGGATTGGTATGATGTGTGACCTCTCTTAGTGTCTTGAGATATTCCAAGACATGCTCCCTGATCTCCATCAGTTCATCAAAGCACCCTTGGTTATGGGCACACCCTCGTAACTGATGATTAGGTTCCAAGACTGACTCTTGAAATAGAGTCAGTGCTCTATCATATTTGATAGCAGGTGTCTCTTTACCTATCATGGCAGTGGAGGTAGTCCTACTGAAGTTGGTTTAGGTGGTGCTATCGCAGGACCTGTTAGGTCTGGAACTGCGTCACCAATTGCTCCACCAAGTGCACCAGAGACTTGCTCCATGATTTGAGACTTGACGTTATCAATAATTTTTCCTCGGTTGAGATATACACCCACCCCACCAACAATAAGGGCAAGAGATACAACACCAGACGATATTGCGATCGCATTTATAATTTTTTGCATTGGACTATGATGTAATTTTAACTGCAGGAACCTCTAACTTAATAGTTTGTGTAGGTGCTGCTTGAGTTGCTTTTTCTATAAGCATCTCCATATCCTTCTTAGATATGTTTGCTCCACCACCATCACTATTAGATTTCTTCTTACCTCCCGCTTGGATTCCAAAAGTAGCTGTGACTCCTGTGAAAACCGAAGCTATAAAGGTCGGATCAATCTTATCTTGTTCCCAACCTGGTATCGTAACGTAATTTAATGTTAATATCCCACCAGACCAGATTAAGATTCCAAGTCTAACGAATGTAGATAGGATAGCAAGTTGCTCCTCCTTATCATCCATATGTTCCTTGAGTTTACCAAGAGGACCTTTTGGTTTCTCCTCTCCTTTCTTGGTTTCTGCCATTGTAATACTGCTGTTCAGTATTATATAGCATTATTTTATAATAGTTTCTTTAAGATTGTCAAGCAATGTGTCACGAGCTCCTCGTATTCCATCCCAATCATCATTAAGTGCACAGTCAATGTACTTGGTTATATGTCCTGTCTCTTCTCCATTAGATTCTAGTTGCTTTACCATCTCTGGGTAGTTATTACCAGCAAATACACTCTCATATTTTGATGAAGTCTTCTTATTGAAGTTAGCAAACTGAGATTTGTCCCAGTGATACATCAAGTTGAACACACCTGATTCTTGTTCATATGCAATGCCATCTTTTACTACCCACTGTTGTCCCCATTTTTGAGTATCTTTAGGGTCAGCATCAACACTCCAGAGAGCAGTTAAAGAATTTACTTCAGCACATAACTTCTGTGGTTGTGCAACAAATACTACACTCTTTTCTATACCACTCATGATAACTACTTTTTTATTACCTTTGAACATATATCTACAAGGTAATGTATCACCACCAAATATTTTAGTAGTACTATAGTCACTCATGTCCTCATAAAAAACTACCGTACCTCTAATGAGAACGATAGGTAGTCTATTGTTTTTTACTAACTGATAATTTAATTGTGATCCACTTGTATGTGCATAACGATGTAACTTGTGGCCACCTTGTACACACAAGTCTTTAACATACTTTACGATGTTCTGATTCTGACTGATAAGATGTACAGTAGCTGTCTGATCAGGAAACCCAACGTGTAGAGTTCTTAATGCGGTAGTAGCCGTCTTGACACAAGCATCATCTTCTGCCTTTATAACGACATGAGGTAACCATTCCATTACACAAATGTTTTTAATTATTTATGCACCATCGTCATGATCCCATAGATGTCTCATATCATCTGGTTTCTGAGGAACCATAAGGTACTTGTTACCATCTGGTTTAGTAACCAGTATGGGTTCTCCATTCTCTGCTAATTGTATGTAGTGATTCTCTTTTTTCTTGAGATCCTCTTCTGAAATTTCGATCATTGGTTTACTTCCCATAAATCTCCTATGCCTTGTGCCCCATGAGGACCTTTTAAAGTCATAGCTTTTTGCTGAATATCCATACCAAAGGTAACAGTATCACCCAAATAAAGAACAGGATCATTTCTCTTCTTCATTATATAGTGACCGTTATCAAAACCCAAACGTGACAGACCTACTCTGTCAAGGTTCTTTGGTTTATAATGCCATACATTATACCATAGTGTGCTCTGCTTGTCACTACATGGTAATATTCCATGAAGATACCTAGGATTATAAACTAAAAACTTACCCCTATCTGCGTAGGAAAACACTGCACTAGTAGGAGGAAAGGGTTCTATTTCTTTTTCATATTTACTAGTTTGCTCAGTGTTAAAAAATATAGTAGGGTTAGGATTATCATCTAAGTATAAGCAAGTTCCCAACATAGGAAAACTCATGTCACCCTCGTTGATTCTCTTATCCTCATCATGGTCAGCATGAAATGTAATCATCTGAGTATCTTTCTCCATGACATGTATCCACCATTCAAATCCAACTACACCTTCGCACTTATCAGCAAAGTGAAAATCATATGAGTCTATAATAAATTGTTCAATAGGATTATCTGGTTCATCATGCAATCCTATCCAAGCATTTCCTTGCATTTTATCTTTGAAGACATCTACTTCAGATATCAACGTCTCCAGAGTTCGAGGGGAAACTACTTGATCATACTGAAAAATATTCATCTAATATCTACGTCAATCATTCTAGTTGTTCTTCTTCGTGGTGCTTCTGTTCCTACTCTAATTTGTTTCTCTTCTTTAGGTTCAGTTAATGCTACCACATAACTCATGTCTAGTCCACCATAGGTATCACCACAAACATATGTTTGATTGTCACAACCACACATCCTGTAATCATGTTCATGTTTAGACTGTATTGTATTATTGCATTTAGTACAAGTTACTGTTGTCATCTTTCTTTAAAATGTCAATGAATAGAAAAATCATATCGTCGTCAGAATAATTATACCCTTCATGTACATGATCCATAACATCATATATTTGTGGAACTCCTTCTTCCCAGAGAACTTTTTCTCCTTTCCAAATCATGTAGCATTCATTGGAAGGTATGTATAAAGGTATTTGTATTCTTCTGTATTTTTTTGGTTTTGATTTTTTACTTTTATTATAAACTGGTGGATCTTTATGAGGTCCTAGTTCTGTTCCTGATTCAAAAAGAGATATTGTAGCTAGAAGTATCTCATCATCTTCTAGAATATCTATTACTTTTTGATCCTCTATGATACTTTTACGAACACAACCATGATCCTCTCTATGTCCTTTCAACCAGCAGAAATATATATCCTTGTTAGAATAACCAACAGCAGTAGGTGCTCGTCGTAAGGGAAAATCTTGTGTTCGTGCCCATCCATAAAGATAATCTACATCACTCTTCTTCATCCCAATGCCCTAACACCATCACACTTGGATTATCTTCTTCAATCCATTCATGCCATTCCATATAAAGTGAATACATATCTTCATACTGTTTGTCTTCTACTAATGCATCACAACGAGCTTGATGCCACTCTAGTAGATCATCGCATTGTGATTTAATTTCAGACGGTACGTTGTTCATTGTAGTAATCTTTTTTCATGTATCTGCCAAGGATATTTGAGTTGTAATAGTTTTCAGTTTCACTTAGTACATTATTTAAAAAGAGTTGTCTGGTCTCCTCGTAATTAACCCAACCCTTTGTATTATGTAGACTTATAATTTCTCTTCTGAATACTTGTTTACCAAACTCTTTAATGTCTCGTTTAAGTTCCTCAGAGCTTCCGTAGTACCGCTTCCAGTCAGATTCCTTTGTAACTCTTCTCTTACCGCCAGTGGGTTTACGTTTTTGGTAGAAATATTTTCTTCCGATGTACTGTCTACCATTCTGTAAATTTGTAATCCTGTAGACAAAACCGAAGAAGTCGCCAATATCATTAGTAGTGAAAGCTGTACCTTTATATAACCAGGGATTTTCATAATCAATCTGGGTATCCGTCATCGTCTTCACCACTATACCACTGTTCTCCATTTCTGTCAATGTATGCACTTGGGTCTGCATAAACTTCTGTTTTTAATTCCGCTAAAAGATCCTCCAATTCTGTGATTAATTGTTTTAATCTGCTTTGTTGCATAAAAAAATCCCCGACTACCATATGTAGTCAGGGAGAAGTTTTACTATCTGTATAGTAATTTGACTTCAGCATAGATCAACCACATGAAAACCATGGATGCTACCATGATTTCAGTTGTAACTAACATCACTTATTAGCGACGAGTTCTTTTTCTAATTTTACACCACGGTAAACTAGATCGACCTTGTTTGTTTGCTGAGTCTTTGAGTCATTGGTGTCATATTTAACACCACGGTATGTGACTTGTGCCATTTGGTTTCTCCTAAAGTAATTGGACTTTTTAAATCCGTTCCTTCAGTCGGCTTTTGCGTCCCTAAAACATCCTTCTTCTTCTACCTTGGTAGCA